AAGCCAATTTGATAACTATGATAATTATTTTTTATATGCAACGACAAATACAATTTCAGCGGTTATAACCTTTAATGGGTCATCAGATTATATAGAATCTTATTGTTATTTTGATGTAACAAGTGGAACAAGTCATAGAATTAATAGTGGTAATAGCTCAATTTTTGGAGCTTATAAATTAATAGGGGCATAACATGACACTAACAACAATCAACCTCGCAGCTTTAGGGCAAACAATTAATTTAACATCAGAGGTGACGGGCACATTGCCAATCGCTAATGGAGGAACGAACAGCACAGCAACAACCTTTGTTAATGCAGCCTCGAACGTTACGGGAACACTTCCAATCGCTAATGGTGGAACAGCTTTAACAAGTGGATTTAAAAATGCTGGTACTTATTCCTTACACGCAGTAGCAGATTATGTTGAAACAGATGGATACACAACTACTGCTTCATCAAACGAATTTACTTGTTCAGACCAATCCTGTAATTTAACTTCATCAGGAACAAGCGATGTATTTTTAATTCATGCTTCCTTAAATGGATATAGTGATGCCGACAGCAATGGATATGGACTTTATATGGTACATAGTTCTACTTCTGATTTTTCTTCTGGAACAGCAACAACTTTACAAACGGGAAGATACGGACAGTCACTATTTAGTCAAGAATATAAAAATACAACGGGTCTTGCTACACTAACAGGTCTTGCTGCTGGTACTTGGTATTTCAGATTATACGCGATGATACAAAGACCAGCTTCAGGTACTATTTCACTTAATGTAGATGGTTATGCATCATCGGGTAGTGTTAAACATGGCGTTGTTGTGCAACAATATAAGGTAAATTAATATGGGACAGTACATTAACGGAGAAGAAGTATTAATAGCAAATCCAGAGGAAATGCCACCAAGAGTATGCGATGCTATCTTAGCAATAAATGCAGATGCTAAATTTACAATTATTAATGATAATGTTGATAGATTAGAATGGTTAGAAAATTTTACACCAATTTCTAAAGAAGATATTATGATAAAATATAATGAATTAAAAACAGTTTGGGATAATAAATAATGGCTTTCGGTGCAGGAGCGATTGGGCAACTAGCTTTCTCGGAAACTACTGCCGACGGATTTTCAATTATTGTAACACCAACGGGTGTTCAAGCAACATTTTCTCTAGGAACGGCTACTGTAACACCTAACACGATTGTCATTCCAACAGGAGTGCAGGCAGCCTTTTCAGTTGGATCACCAACGGTTACTGGGACAGCAACAGTCATTCCAACAGGGGTTTATATTACTTCTGCGCTAGGAACGGCAACGGTTACTGGCACGGCGATTGTCATTCCAACAGGGGTTTCCTCGACTTTAAGTGTAGGAACTGTTACATTGGAATCAAGATATTTCCCAACAGGGGTGCAAGCGACTTTCGCACTTGGAACGACGACGGTTACTGGTACAGCAACAGTCATTCCAACAGGTGTGCAGGCAACCTTTGCAACGGGATCATTGAAGTTAACAATTTGGAACGGAGTAGACGACTCCTCTACAAATGCATGGACGGTGGTACCAACAGGATAAAACATGGCAGACTCTACAATATTAAATTTAGATCTTCAGGCAACTGGCGCTAACGCCGGAACGTGGGGGACTAAGACAAACGACAATCTGGAAAAGATAGAAAATGCAATCAAGGGATATACGACAGTTAATGTCACAGGAAGTGGAACAATAGCTTTAACGACAGCGAGTGGTGGAACTGGTGATCAGCAAAGCAGAGCCTCTCTTAAATTAATAGGAACCCTAGCAGGTGGAGTTGCACTGCAATGTGAAGCTAATCCTAACTGGTATTTTATACATGATTCATCTACACGTGCTGGACATGCGTTGACGTTTGGACCAGCAGGTGGGGCAGCAGTTACTCTTCCTTATACGAATACAAAATATTTAATATACACTGATGGATCATCGGCTTTTGATATCTTAACAAATGTAGGAAATATTTCATCCGGTGGGACGTTAAGTGCCACAGGTGATATTTCATTTGATGGTGGAACTTTCACTTTCAATCAAACCGGAGCTGATTTAGATGCGCGCTTTGAAGGATCAGGAGATATTAATCTTCTTAGAACTGAAGGGACCAATGACCGAGTGGGAATTGGAATTGCAGCCCCGTTGGCCAAGTTAGGAATTACACAAACAAGTTCAACAGGCGCAGTACCATGCATAGAACTGGAACAATTGGATCAAGATTTTGCATTTACCAACTACAAAGGAACAACAGCTGCAGGCAGTACTAAAAGTATTTCTACATCCACTGCAAGTGCTGCCGCAAAGTTTGGAGCAGTTAGGATAAGAATAAATGGTACTGATAAATGGATACGCGTATACGATAGCGCTGTTTAGGAGATTTTAATGTCTTTAGTAAAAGTTCAAATAGCACCAGGCGTTGACAAACAGGACACTGAATACGGTGCTGAAGGACGTTGGACTAATACGGATAATGTTCGTTTTCGTTATGGGCTTCCAGAAAAGATAGGAGGATGGGCGAAGGTTACAACTGATGCTCTCGTAGGAGCAGCAAGAGGAATTATTACTTGGTTCTCTTTAGATGGTGATCAGTATGCTATCACAGGGACAAACAAGAAACTTTACGTATACCAGAATGGAGCGTGGACTGACATTACACCTATCCGTTCTACACGTACTGGTATTACAAATACTTTTACAACTCTTCTTAATGATGACAAGGTAACGTGTACAGTTACGGGGCATGGTGTTACTCAGGGAGACTTTGTTACCATCTCTAGTGTATCTTTAATCCCTGGAAGTAGTAGCTTATCGGCTTCTGATTTTGAGGGAGAATTTGAGGTTACATCAGTTAATGATACAAATAATTTTATTATTACATTATTTTCCAGTGAAACTGGGACTCCTTTTGCGACAACAGGAACAGGAACTTATAATTTTCAAATAAATACCAACCCAGCCTTCTCCATACTTGGTTATGGATGGGGTGCAGGGCCTTGGAGTGGAGTACTTGGTGGACCTGGATGGGGTAAATCTAGTGCTTCCTTATCACCTCCTAATAGTGTTGAACTGGACTCAGGAAAATGGTCCTTGGACAACTGGGGAGAGGATGCATTGTGTCAACAACTTAATGGTGGACTTTATTATTGGGATACTTCCGCTAGTACTACAACCGTTCAACGTGCTTCAGTAACACCAGTGGCTAATGCCCCTACATCCAGCAGGTTTATGCTGGTATCAGGAACTGATAGACATGTTGCATGCTTCGGAACAGAAACTACTATAGGAACTGCTTCCAGCCGTGATGATATGTTTATTCGTTGGTGTGATCAGGAAGATGTTAATCAGTGGGCGCCAACGGCGACTAACACTGCAGGATCTCAAAGACTAACGGATGGATCAAAACTTGTATCAGCTAGGAGATCACGTGGTGCAGTTTTGATATGGACGGATACAGCTTTATACCAGATGCAATTAATTGGTGCACCTTTTATTTTTGGTTTTCAACAACTTGGATCTGCATGTGGTGCATGTGGATTACACGCAACGGCAGAATCTAATGGAAAATCTTTTTGGATGGGAACTGATTCATTCTTTGTGTTTGATGGTTCTGTTCAAAAAATTCCTTGTTCTATAGAAGATCATGTATTTACTAATATTGATGAAGCATCCCAAAAGGATACTTTCGCTGCGTTAAATAGTGAGTTTAATGAAGTAACTTGGTTTTATGCAACTAATGGATCTTCTGTTCTTAATGCTTCTGCTACTTTTAATTATGCGGAAAAAGTTTGGTACAACGGAACAATGGCACGTTCTTCATGGGCAGACAAAGGTGTATACCAATATCCTTATGCAACAGAATATATTTCAACGGATACAACGGCAACTATGATCACTATTGGTGGACTTACTTCCGGAAGAAGCTTTATGCATTCACAGGAAAACGGAAACAACGCGGATGGTTCATCCCTCTCTTCACAAATAGAGTCAGGGGAATTTGTTATTCCGCAAGCGGGGGAAAAATTAATGTCCATCCGTCGTTTCATTCCTGACTTTAAAAATTTAGAGGGAACTGTAAATGTTTCGTTAATATTTAAAGATTACCCTACTAGTTCCTCAAGAACCAGTGGTCCTTTTGCAGTTACAACTTCTACTACAAAGGTGGATACACGTGCACGAGGAAGACAAGGATCTATTAAGATTTCAACAGATGCACTTAATACTAAATGGCGCTATGGAACTTACCGTGCGGATGTACAACAGGATGGATTAAGATAATGGCACAGATAAACATACCAAGACTTCCTGCAGCGCAGGATGAGTATAGCAAGGAACAAATTAGTCAAATGATCCAGACACTGGATCAATTAATCCTGCTCCTGAATTCGTCTTACACACCAGAACAATTAAGGAACGAAGATGAAGCATTTAACTGGTTTATGGCATAATGGCTAACGCATATAAAAAAGTCATGACAACGGTGACAAGCACAGGAGATGCAGTAATATATACCGTCCCAGCAGCCACGACCACGATCGTTAAGACGGCGTGGGCATATAATAATTCAGGTGGATCTGCTGCGATAACATTAAAAATAAACACAACGGCACTGATCACCAATGCAACAGTGTCCGATAAATCCACAGAATCATTCTTTTATTTAGCTTCGGGCGACATTGGAGTGATGGAAGCAGGAGACATATTGAAGATTAATAACAACGCACAGCCAGTTAATGTATATTTGGCTATACTGGAGATATCATAATGGTTGAAAAACAAGATAATACTTGCTATAAGGAGAGATTATGCCTATAAATGATGATGCAGTAATAGAATACGTGGAGATCAACGGGGAACAGGTTC